TGACGAGCTGCAGGCACTCTACGATCGCATGATCTGGATCGACAGCAGGGTGGAGGCCGAGCATTTCGTTACAACCATCCTGAAGGAACTGGCGTGAGGGATTGCTAAAATCGCCAGTTCCCGCAATCGAAGGAACTGGAATGGCACCGAATTCACCGCAGTCACTTGAGGAGATGCGCGAACAGCTGGCGCGCTTGCAGGAAGCAATCAAAGAGGCCGAGGTCCACCAGCGCGAACAGGCGATGGGTCAGATTCAGGAGTTGATGTATAAGAACAGCATCACGCTCGAAGACCTCCAGCAAGCGATGACGCCGGCCACCAAGAAGAAAGGCACACGCGCCAAGCCGAAGGCGAAATACCGCGACCCGGAGTCGGGCCAGGAATGGAGCGGGATGGGCAAGCCGCCCATGTGGATCAGAGATAAGGACCGCGACCAGTTCTTGATCGCGGCTTAGATCAGGGGTATTGCTGGCGAGTATGCACGACGTTCACCACGTCGATGCGATCTGGCAGGGCCCGGAACACCAGAATGTAGTTTCGCGTGACGACGAGCTCCTGCGTGCCCGGCAGCCGACCCTCTTTGAATCTGACGCTCGCCTGTGCGACGTAGAGCGCCGCATCGTCGATCTGTTTTCGCAGGCTGACGGCGGCGCGGTAGTCATAGATAGAGACGTGGCGAACAATTGCTTTGACATCAGCCCGCGCTGCGCGGCTCCAGTGAACGGATCGAGTCATCGGCTGTGACGTTTCTCCGCTTCACGAAGGATCTCGTCGAGCTCATCCATTACGACCGAGTGCGGGACCGTTTCGCCGCGCTCGATCTCATCTAGTCCTTCCTGCACCTTCTTGCGGAACCACGCATCGTAGGCGTCAGCTTCTTCCTGCGTGTCATGGTCGTAGATTAGGGGGTCGAGCTTGGTGGTCATAAAGCCTCCGAATTCATCCCTTCATCATAGCGCGCGAGCCCTTGGCGCGTCACCGCGCATAACGATTGACATAATAAGCATTAACACCCGTTTTAGGCCCAGACAGCCTGACGCGATTTGATCTTCCCCGGAAACGGCGATTAAACGCTTCACTGCTAATACGGATTAGCAGACAAGGGTTTCGCCGCTAGGTGTCGCTCATGATCTTGGCAAGGCCCGGGTAATAGACGTCGCAGCGCTCGCTCCAGGCGGGCGACGCGCGCCGTGGACAGTCTGCCAGCTCACCGGCAAGGTCGGTCATGGCGAAGTCGGCACCGAGGCGCGCGACGAGCTTTGCCAGCTGATAGCGCCCGCGCCGCTCGCACCGGGTGCAGGCGAGCTCGATGTGGCTCACGCGTGCGGCGACCTCACCGAGCGGGACAGCGCCGTCTCTTTTCATCGCCGCACCTCAGTAGTTGCTGTCCAGCCAGGCTCTTGCCCAAGAGATCGCGCGGTCGTTCGCCGCGGCCTCGGTGTCGTAATAGCCGATGTCGAAGAAGTGGAAAATCTCGCCCTCGTCTTCGTCTTCCCACGGGCCGCGCTCGACCTCAACCCACGCGTGCCAGAGGAAGTTACGACACTCGGGAAACGACCGAATCGTCCACTCGCGATGCTCCACCTTCATTGACGGCTGTTTCAACGTTTCCCTCCACAGGCTTATCCACTGGTGCTGTGGATAAGCAAGGTGTGTGCGTGACAGACCGGTAGTTGCATTTTGCCAATCCCGCGCGAATAAACAGGGGCGCTAGAACGATTTGGTCACACGCGGCACGCTTGTCAGGCTCGGCGACAGGAGCAGTCCCGATTGCGTCGCCTCGACCCTAGCGTGCGGATAGACCTCAAGCACCTGCCCGAGAGAGCGCTTGAGCACCTCGCGGAATTTGCGATGCCGCTCGGCCTCGCTGCCGAACTGCAGGCGCAACACCTCCCACGGCACGGTCGTCGGCCGACGCAGCGCGAACATGCGATAGGTCAGCCAGCAATACAGGTCGATCGACATAGGCGACTGCCGCAGCGCGCGCAAGGCCCGCAGATCGACCGGCACCGGATGCTGCGTGACCTCATTGAAGAACCGGGATGAGAGCGTGACCGTGCTTTGCCATAGGCCCGCTTGATCGGGCCGCTGCTTTGACCACCACAGGTTCATCTCGTCGGCGACCGTGAACTTGCCGCTGCCGAAGTCCTGCCCTGCTCCGCTCGTGATGATCGCCATGTCGGCCGCGAAAAGACGCTTCATCATCTCGCGCAGCCGCGTGATCGAGCCGTTCTTGCCACCGGAGTGCGAGGTGACGCCGATGGAGTTCATGAACTCGGAGAGCGTGTCGCCCAGCACGATGCGAGGCTCCTTCGTGCGAACGGCCTCCGTCGACAACCACGCCAGCAGCAGGCGCGGGATCGTCCCATAGGGATAGCCCATGCTGCGCGCCTTGGTAGGATCGTGCGGGTGTTCGGGGTCCGCTTCGTAGCCCGGCTTGATGATGAGCATAGCCTCGCCCATCCCGCGGCCCCAGAACGGTAGTGCCCGGTCGGGCTCGCGATATGGCAGCGTCGCCTGCACCAACGCCCGGCCGAGAAAGCCAGCCATGCCAGCGGCGACCGCATCTTCCTGGTCAATCGCCTGAGCCTCTTCGAGCAGGCGCGCGGTGACGTTGCCATGCGGCACACCGCCCTTGCGCTTATTCTTCTCCCGCTCGACCAGATCACCCACGACGCCCTCCACGAATTCGGCGCATTAGACCGTAAACTTTGCGCCGCGTCGCGCATAGATGGGGGCGCTTGTAACAATCCACAAAGTCCTGTGGATTAGGGCGGTTATCAACAAATAAATGGGGGCGCGCCAGCGAATAGATGGGGGCGCTCGAACGAATAGCTGGGGGCGGCTGGCGAATAAATGGGGGCGCGTGACGAATAAACAGGGGCGTTTTTGCTTCCAACCCATTGAAACGAAAAGCGAAAACATCGCCTCTAGTATTGCTTTTAGTGTTTACGTTTACTCATAGTTGCTAGTAGAGCAGCCCGCTTCTGTGGACAACTGCGTTGCCCACCATACGCGAGCCGCCCACGAGCGACGGAGAGATATTGCCGAGTCAAAACCGACCGCCCCTATTTATTCGCTACGGGGTGCGCCCCCGTTTATTCGTTCAGTCCATCCCGAGGCGCTTCTTCTCACGTGCGACCGCAACGCGCAGCGCTTCGGCGATGAAGTCGTTCTTGGTCTGCCCAGTGGCAAAGCAGATCAGGTTCAAATCCTCTTTGAGCGCGGGCGGGATACGCACTGGCTGCTGCACGGGTGCCTCTTTTTTCGGGCGCATCGCGCGCAGGGCTGACAGGTCAAGCTTGGTGCCGTGCGCCCTACTCTCCTCGGCGGCCGGCGCTGGCGCCTGTGCTTCTGGCGGCGCGATCGGTCGCACATTGTCAGCGGGCGGTGCCGTGGTCACCGCAGCCACCTCGCTCTTCAGTGCGCCCAGAATGGCGCTACGGCCCTTCGGCGCGCTCATCACGTCGTCTTTGCTCATGATCCGAATGCTCCCAGATAGGTGTCTTTCATCTCGTTCGCGGCAGCGGCATCCCACCACTCGCCGGTCAGCTCGGTGACGCCCTTGCCTTGCGCCAAGGCGAACTTGTAGCTCTCGCGCGAGGCGATCAGATGCTTCATGAGGGGTAGCCGATCCTTGAACGCCTCCATCTGCTTGAGCATGGATTTGGTCATGCGCTTGCGCTTGTCGGCCTGATTGAGCACGACCCGCACGTCAATCTTCTTGGTGTATGTGCCGAGAAGCTCGTGGAGATCAGGCACGGTGTCGAGATCCGCCGGCGACGGGATGAGCGGCGCGATGACCTTCTCTGCCACTGCCAGCCCGTAGCGAAACCCGTCCGAGTCCTTGCCGCCGACGTCGATGAACACGTCGTCATACTCGTCGACCAGGCGGCCAAGAATGTCAGCGAACTCCTCTTCCGTCAGGCGCTTCTCTCGCGGCCAACGCTCAACGTGGACCTGGGACAACTCGGGATGCTCCGCGCGGCGCAAGGCCCACTTTGTCGTGGTGCCCTGCCCGTCCAGATCGAATACCGCGACACGTCGGTCGAGAGATGCGCGGATAACGACCAAGTTTTGCGTAATGGTTGATTTGCCGACACCACCCTTCTCTGTTCCCACCATAAATACGTCCTTGATTACGGACATCGCAGCCTCGCTGGCTATTGTGATTGCCGCGTAGCGTAATCCAAAGAGGACAGTTCCTCAAGTAACTTCTCAAGTGTGGGATGACGTGGCGTAGGTTGCTATCTTGATACCAATCTTGATACCAACATACCAACGGCGTGAGTTGCGTCGCAACGAACCTAGCGACCTAGCGAACGAGCCAGCAAGCGAGGCAGGGAGGGGCAGGAGAAGGTAGTTCGGTCGATGCCAAGAAAAAGCCCACGCTAGAACGTGGGCTTCAGATGGAGCGAGATTGCTTCAACGGAGTCTCCCGGGCATTACACCTTGTCAGTGCGCTTGCCATATTCCTTCAACACACCGCGGATAGCTGTGTTGAACTTCGGGTCGTCAAAGTCGAGGTCGGCGGTGCCGGCTTCTTCCAATGCTAGGCGCTCGAACTCTCGTTGCGTGCGGGTGACGAAACGGTCGCCCAGGATCTCTTCGATCACCTTCCATGCATCCGGCATGTATTCGGTCATCACCATGCGCAAGAGGTTCGCCGGGTCCAGACCTAGCACGATTGCCATTGCGCGGACCTTGTTGACCGGCAGCTTCGTCTTGCCTTGCCGGAAGAGGGTGACGATGTTTCGGTTGCTGTAGCCGAGCGCCTCGCAGATTTCTGTCTGCGTCTTGCCGCTCAGGTCGATCACTTGACCGAGGTATTCGGCCACGCTCAGTTGCTTGGCAGGGTGTCGCTTTGCTTTCACTTCCGGTGCTGCTGCCTTTGCATTCATGGTTGCGCCCTCTCTATTGTTAGTAAACAGTAACTCACATATTTGGCGGGAAGATTGGTAACCGCTAACTTCCCTCGATGCATTCGATTATAGACGTAAAAATTGCATGCCAAACAGAGATCGAAGCCGAGCGTGGTGGCGATATGCGCTGGCGAAGACGTATCGCGTGCGGTTGCGCACACTACAATATAAGTCACAGCTTACGTAACAGAACGAAAACGTTCAAACCAAACCGAGGAGTAGGAACATGCTGCAGAACATGACCATCGTGCCCGTCAGCCAAGATCAGGCGATCGTTATTCTGGCCGAGACGACCGAGACGGGAAGCACGCTGGACGGGGGTTCTGTGCAGACGACCGTCTGCCGACACCCGCTGATTGGCGAGTTGGTCCTCATTCAGAACGCGATCGACGCCTCCGCCGTGGTGCTCGATCGCGCGCAGGTTCCCGCGCTAAGTGATTGGTTACGTCCAAGCGCTGCTCATTGACGCCAAGAAGCGGTCGGTAGACTTAGGTCAGTCGAATACAACCGTTGTTTTTTCTCAATAGGGGAACCGCCAATGAAAGTTAACAACCGCGTCCTGGTCATGCGTGAGGCAATCACGAAGATCGTGCCGATGTTAACTCAACGCTCGGTGAAGGTAACGCAGCAAGGCACGCAAGCGTTCGTCGAGTATCACGGGACGACGCTGGAAGTTAAGCGCGTGAACCTGCCGTATATCCCCGAAGACGCCAGCGACCAGCTGCTCGACGCGACGCAGGGCTTCCTCGACCACGAGGTCGGCCACGTTCTGTTCACGGAGCAGAAGTTCGTCAAGAAGGCCGCGAAGCTCCAGGTGCACTCGCTGCACAACATGATCGAGGACACCTTCGTCGAGCGGAAGATGGGCGAGAAATTCCCCGGTTGCGGATCGAACCTGACCCGCATGCACGGTTTCTTCCTGACCGAGTGGATCGACACGCAGCTCAAGGAGAAGCCCGAGCATGCCGCCGCGATTCTGATGGTCTGCGCGATTCGTGCATGGGCGGGCCAGCCCGCCTTCGTCGACTACATGAAAGACAAGTGGTCGATGATGGAAGACGTCGTGAACCGGCTCGGTGCCGACTTCCCGAAGATGATCCGGGGCGTCAACAGCAGCGAAGCGGGCCTGAAGGTCGCGATCGAAGCGAAGAAGCGTCTCACGCCGAAGCCGCAACCGAAAGCACCGACGCCGCCGACGCCTCCGCAGCCGGCACCGCCCGAGCCGCCGAAAGCTGAAGAGCCGCAGCCGTCCGACGACGAGAACGCGAAGAACGGCGCGGAGCAAAGCAGCGGCGAGTCGCACGATGACGCCGACGACAAAGAGCCGCAGCAACCGAACGATATGCCCAACCTCACCGACGAGGAGCCCGAGCAGAGCGTATCCAGCGCCCCGCAGTCGGAGGGTGACGACGAAGATGACGACGAGGACGAGCTCGACGACGCTGAAGGTGAGGAAGATCGGGAGCCGGAAGGTGAGCCCGAACAGGAGCAGCCCGCGCCGGGCGACGAAGAGGACGACGACGAAGAGGACACCGAGAGCCCGCTGGACGTCAACGAGCCGGACGACGACCTCGACGACGAGGACACCAGCACCGAGCAGGACGACGAGGGCGACAACGAGGGCGGTGGCATGTCGGGCGAAGAGGCCGACAACGACCACGACGTCGGCGACGAAGAGGGCGCACCGAGCGGTGGCGGCGACGGTCTGCCCGGTGGCGAAGAGTCGGGCGACACCGCCGAGAGCGATGCGGGCGACGCGGGCGGCCAGGACGAGAACGGAGCGGGCCAGCAAGACGCGGGCGACGAAGAGGGGCACGGCACGCCCGAAGCAGGCGAGGGCGATCAGCCGATCGAGCGCGATCCGAACGACGATCGCGACTTCTTCAAGGAGTTCGAAGACGCTGACGTGAAGGAGTTCGACGAGGCGGCCGCCGAAGCACTCTCGAAACAAGCGGTCGAGGCTGCGCGCGGTGCGGACTACATCGTGTTCACCCGCGACGAGGACGTCCTCGAAGTGCTGGACGTGCCCGATGCGTTCGGGCAGGAGGAAGTCACCCGAATGCAGAGCAAGGTGGACCACATGATCGGGCCGCTGCAGAAAGATTTGCAGCGCGCTATCGCGGCGCGTTCTGCAGCAATCTGGACGGGCGGGCACCGGCGCGGCCAGCTGCACGGCGCATCACTCGCCCGCGTGCTCACCGGCCGCGACGACGTGTTCAGGCAGAAGCAGGTGTCCCGCACGAAGGACGTCGCGGTGTCGCTCCTCGTCGATGCGTCCGGCTCGATGTGGGAGCACGACAAGATTCGCGTCGCCACTTATGCCGCGTATGCGCTCTCGGCGGTGCTCGACAACATCGGCATCACCAACGAGGTGCTCGCCTTCAGCACGAAGGAGCTGAGCTTCCCGGCAATGTCGGCGATGCACAAAGAGGCAAGCGAGCACGGCCTCAAATACTCGCGGGGCGCCGCGCTCGATATGCGCATCCTGAAGTCCTACGCCGAGCGCATGACGCCGCTCGTGCGCCGACGCTTCGCGTTGCTCGCGGGTGCTAACGCAATGCTGCAAGAGAACGTCGATGGCGAGAGCGTGCAGATCGCGAATCACCGTCTCCAGCAGCAGCGCGCGACGCGCAAGGTGATGATGGTGCTCTCGGATGGGATGCCTGCGTGCGATGGGCGTCGCAGCCCGGTCCTCGCGTCGCACCTGAAAGAGGTAGTGCGACAGATCGAAAAGCGCGGCACCGACGTCGTAGCGCTCGGCATTCTCGACCCTTCGGTGAAACAGTTCTACGACCGCGCGCTGGTCCTCAATTCGGTGGCAGAGCTGCCCGGCGTCGTGATGAAGGAGCTGCACCGACTCCTCGTGCAGTGAGGCGTTTACGCCACGCGGGCAAATCTGCCTGCATAGGATAGTAAGCGGTGACTTGACGCGTCCGTGAGTAACCGCTTACTATTTCACCTGTAGCGAATGCAAACCAATTTCAATTTTTCTCTGCATCGGAGGATTCAATGAGCGATACCGGCGACAAGATCACTTGCCAGGAGTGCGGCGCGCTAACCCACGCGATTCAGCTCCACCTGCCGGATGCCCACCCGGGCATGACTCTCGCCGACTATCAGGCGAAATACCCCGAAGCACCGATCCTCTCCAAGCGCGCTCAAGCTGAACTCGAACGCCAGCGCGCAGCAAAAGCTGCCGCAGCTGCACCCGTGACCGCCGCGATGGCGGGCGGTGCTGTGCCCGCTAATGTGATCGCGCTGAACCCCGAAGGCAAGACGACCGCCACGCTGCACGACACGTTCGGCTTGCTCGACGGTCACGGTAAGCCGGTGCCCGCAGCGCTCAATTCGCGCAAGGGTCCGATCGAAATCACCGTGTTCGCCTCGCCGCGTGACGCCGATATGGTGCCGGCGATCGACCCCGGCTTCATCTTCGATATCGAAAACCTGCGCAACGCGATCATGGCGCTCGAACTCCGCAAGAACCTCTACGTGTGGGGTCACGCCGGAACGGGCAAGACGACGCTCATCGAACAGATCATGGCGCGCACCGGGCGGCCGGTGATTCGCGTGCAGCACTCGATCGGCACCGAAGAGTCGCACGTCCTCGGTCAGTGGGTGGTGCGCGGCGGTCAGACCGAGTTTCAACCGGGCCTGCTCCCGCTCGCGATGCGCAACGGCTGGACCTACCTCGCCGACGAATACGACTTCGGTAACCCCGCAGTCCTCGCCGTGTATCAACCGATCCTCGAACCGGGCAAGAGCCTCGTCATCAAGGACGCACCCGACGAGTGGCGTGTGGTGAAACCGCACGAGAACTTCCGCTTCGTCGCAACGGGCAACACGAACGGTTCCGGTGACGACACGGGCCTCTATCAAGGCACGCAGATTCAGAACGCCGCGAACTATGACCGTTTCGGCATGGTGCTCGAGGCGACCTACATGCAGCCGGAGCTCGAGTCGGCGATTCTGGTGCAGCGCAGCCGGATTCAGAAGAAGAACGCCGATCAGCTGGTGGACTTCGCGAACCGCGTGCGCGAAGCCTATAAGAACAAGGAGATCGCGAGCACCATCTCGCCGCGATGCCTGATCGACGCGGCCGACATCGGTCTGCGACGCGCGAACTGGCGCTTGGGCGTGACGCTCTCCTTCATCAACAAGCTCTCTGCGGTGGACCGCGCTGTCGTTGACGGCGTTGCATCGCGAATTCTCGACAAGTAACCTAGTAAGTAACGGATTACCAATCATGCTGCAATCGGCCCAATCGACTATCAATACCCGCACCTCGACCCGCTACGAGGACCACACCGGCATGCTGCACAAACTCGCAAAGCGCGGCTGGGGCCGATTGCAGGAGGCAGGGCTCGACGTGACCTACGAGGACGTCTACCAGCATATGTGCGAGAGCTTCGTGAAGTGCCAGTCCACCTACAAGGTCGACACCGGCTTCTCGTTCTCGGCGTATTACGGTCGCTCGATCTGGAACAACTTCAACCACTGGGCCGAGCGCCAGATCGAGGAGAAGCATACGCTTGGCCTCGTCTCGGTCGAGAGCCTGTGCGGCAGCGACGACGAAGGCGAAACCGACGTGTTCGAATTCATCGAGCAAGAGGACGACGAAGAGACGCCTGAAGACCGGCTCGCCGCGCGTCAGGAGTCGCACCGGCTTGCCCGCATGCTCTCGGACGATGCCAAGCGCATGGTCGCGCTGCTCGCGCACCAGACCCCGGCGCTCGAACAGTGGATGGACGAGCGCAACGCGCGCATGTTGAAAAAGACCTACCAAATCAACCTGTGGCTCATTGGCGAGTTCCTGGGTTTCGAGCGCAAGAAGGTGAGTCGCCTGCGCCTGGAGCTGGAGCGCGTCTACGGCGTGGAGCTGTGATGAGCCACCCGAGCTGCTTCGGGCTGCCGTCGGTGTTCACCGCGAGCACGCAGACCTGCACGGCGTGCGCCTCGCGCAGCGAATGCGTGAGCGCCTGCTATTCGATGCTCGTCTCGCTCTCGGACAAGATCGACGTGACGGCCCCGCTCGCGCAGCTAGAGCGCACGGCCCGCGTCGTGACCGCGCAGTCGATACCCGCGCACGCGGTCGCAACGACGATCGCGGCGCCCGCGCCCGCCGCAGTGCAGGTGAACCTGGCGCACGGTGAGCGCGAGCATGACCTTCTTACGAGCCTGCCTGTGCGGGTGCAAAAGGTGATGCGCCCGCTTCTCAAGCGCGGCGGGGATGCCCGCGCACGCCTTGCGCTCGCGAAAGGGCAGAACCCCTTCGACGGGCGCGGCCCGCAGTGGTTGCGCCTTGCCGGTGAAAAGCTCCTCGCCGGCAGCTTCACCAAGGGCGAGCTGCGGCACGCCTACATCAACGAATACGGCTGGTCGGAGTCGACCGCCTTCTCGCGCGTGTCCATCGTCGTGTCGGTGATTCCGGCGTTGCGTCTGGGCCGCGTCAGGGGCGACACGGTGCTTCGTGCGCCGACGCTCGCCCGGGATCATTGAAGCATCAACCCATTCACCGCAGGAGCTCAAGTTGAATATCAAGCACCTCCTGTCCGCGCGCAGCGATTTCTCGCTCGGGGAGTCCACCTTGCAGGTCGGCACCCTGATCGACACCGCGAAGGCGCAGGGCTATGAGACGGTCGCCCTCGTGGACAACATGACCATCTCCAACATGGTCGCGTTCACCGACAAGGCGAAGAAAGCGGGGATCAAGCCGATCGTGGGCTGCACGATTCGCATGGTCGACGATCCGACCTACCGCAAGCCGCCGAAGGCGTCGGGTGAGGTCGAGCGTCCGAACCCGCTCGTCATGCTCAAGGTCTACGCCAAGACCGACGCGGGCCTGCGCAGCCTCATGAAGCTGCTCTCCAAGGGAAACAGCCCGGAATACTTCTACTACCACTCGCGCGTGGGCCTCGAGGACGTGCTGCAGCTGGAGGAGTGCGCGGTGAGCACGGGCGACTTCTATGGCCTGTTCCATCACAAGCGCTGGGAGGAGATCGCATACCGGCTAAGCGAAAAGTTCGGCCGCGACTTCTGCGTCGAATTCGTGCCCGGCGGCACGCCGCTGCACAAGACGCTCAACAAGCTCGCGCTCCTTTGCCACGACCGCTTCATTTCGACGCCGATCGGCACCTGGCCCGCGCTCTATGCGACCGACGATCAAGCCGACAGCCTCGACGTGCTGCGCGCGATTCTCGGCAACAACAAGATGACCGACAGGTGGCTCAACAAGCCCTACCTGCGCAACTTCTCGATCCGCGCGCCGGGCGATCTGGTGCGCGCGCTCGTCGCGGAAGGCTTGCCCGCGAAGGAGATCATCAACGGCAACCAGGCGCTTGTCGATTCGTGCACGTTCGAATTCAAGAAGCTCGAGCCGTGTCTGCCGAAGATGGCCGACGACGAGTTTCTGGCGCTGGTCGAGCAGGTCAAGAAAGGCTGGGCGCAGCGCTTCGCCGCGCCCGTGCTCGGGCATCAGCCCGCGCCCGAAGAGCTGCCGCAATACAAAGCGCGCCTCGCTTACGAACTGGACGTGCTGCGCAAGATGGGCTTCTCGGGCTACTTCCTGCTGGTGCAGCACATCGTGCAGTGGAGCAAGCAAAACGGCATTCTGGTCGGCCCCGGCCGCGGTTCGGTAGGTGGGAGCCTCGTCGCCTATCTGATGGGAATCACTGACGTCGATCCGATCCGCTTCAACCTGCTGTTCGAGCGTTTCATCAATCCTGAGCGTCTTGACTTGCCCGACGCCGACCTCGACTTTATGTCCAAGCGCCGGCATGAGGTGATCGACTACATCGCCGAGCACTTCGGGCGCGAGAACGTCGCGGGCGTGTCCAACTACAACACGATGGGCGCCGCGGGCGTGATGCGCGATACCTCGCGCGTGCACGAACTCAACCCGTTCGACTACGCCTGCTCGAAGCAGATGGAAAAGCAGCACGGGGTTTCCCTCTCGCTGGAAGAGTCCGCTGCGATCGTGCCGGAGATCGACAAGTTCAAGGGCCAGTTTGCCGGCATCTGGAAGCATATGGTCAACCTCGAAGGCGCGGCGCGCGGGCTCGGGCAGCACGCCGCCGGTGTGATCGTCGCGGGTGAGCCGATCATCAACCGCGCCGTGGTCGAGACACGCACCGGCGGGCCGGTGTGCAATTGGGACAAGCGCACGGTCGAGGACTTCGGGCTCATCAAGATGGACATCTTGGGCCTGACCAACCTCGACGTGATGAAGCTCGCGGCCGACTACATCAAGGAGCGACACGGCAAGTCGATCGACTTCCTGCGTCTGCCGCTCGATGACAAGAAGGTGATGGAGGCATTCGGGCGGGGCGACACCACGGGCGTGTTCCAGTTCGAGTCGCCCGGCATGCGTCGGTTGCTGCGCGAGATGGCGCTCGCGGGTCCGGTGACCTTCGACGACCTCGTGGCGGTGGTCGCGCTCTATCGTCCGGGTCCGCTCGACGCGGGTCTGTGCGACGACTACGTGGCGATCAAGCAAGGGTCCAAGCAACCCTACTACGAGCACCCGAACATGGCGCCCGCGCTGAAGGACACCTACGGGGTGATCGTGTATCAGGAGCAGGTGATGCAGATCGCGCGGGACTTGGCGGGCTTCACGATGGCCGGCGCCGACCACCTGCGTAAAGCGATGGGCAAGAAGGACAAGGAGAAGATGGCCGAGATGCGCCAGAAGTGGGTCGATGGCTGTATGACGCACTCAGGCATGTCCGAAGGCACGGCGCACGCGCTCTTTGACAAGATCGAAGTGTTCGCCGGCTACGCCTTCAACAAGTCGCACTCGGTGGAATATGCGGTGATTTCATTCTGGACGATGTGGCTCAAGTGCTACTACCCGGCCGAATACTTCGCCGCCTCGCTCACCGAAATCGACAAAGAAGAGAAGCGCGAACCGCTCGTGCAGGACGCGCGGCGCATGGGCATGCAGGTCTTGCCACCCGACATCAACCATTCGAGCGCACGGGTAGAGATCGTGGGCGAGGACAAGCTCTACGCCCCGTTCCAGGCGCTCAAGGGTCTGTCCGAGAAGGCTGCGGGCTACATCGTCGATGCGCGCAACAAGTGGGGCAAGCCCTTTGCCAACCGCACCGACCTCGACGCGGCACTGAAGGCGGCGGAATACTCGGGCCGGCACATCAACCAGAGCGTGAAGGACAAGCTGGTGCTCATTGGTGCCTTCGCCGAGTGCGAGGGCGACAAGGTGCCCGCCATGCACCCCGATCGGCTGAAAAACCGCATCGAGCTTCTGCCAGGTTTCACGGTCGATACTGTGAAAGCTGATCGAACGCTCAACGCTGAGCACCTTGCCTTGCTGCAACTGGTGCGCATCGGTGAGGAGACGCGCTCATGCGAGAAGTGTTCGCTCAAGGGCGGCTGTCACCCGATGCCGCGCATCGGTAAGACGCCGAAGTTCATGGTGGTGTCCGACAACCCGAACTGGCAGGAGGAGAAGGCGGGCAAGCTGCTCGAAGGCGACAACGCGAAGCTCGTCATCAACGCACTGAAGGAAGCGGGGCTCTCGGCGCAGGACGGCTATTTCACCACGCTGGTGAAGTCGGGCAAGCCGAAGGAGCAGAAGACGCTCACCAACGAGCAGATAAATGCGTGTAGCCAATATCTGCAGCGTGAGCTTGAAGTCCTCAAGCCACCAGTCATCGTAACGCTCGGCTCAAATGCCGCCCGTTTCTTCGCGCCGACTGTAAAGGGTGGATCAATGGAGTTGGCTGGGAAAGTTATCTTCGATCCAAAGCGCGATGCGTCGATTGTGTTCGGGATCAATCCGGGTCAAATCTTCCACGATCCGGGCAAGTATGCGGTCCTTCAGACGGTGGCAGCAAAAGTAGCTGATTTGGTCAGTTGAGCCTCACTATACTCGGTAGCGTCTAGTAAGTAACAGGTGACATATGGAACAGTGGAAAGACGTCGTTGGCTACGAAGGGCGCTATCAGGTATCGGATCTCGGCAATGTGCGCAGCTTGCCGAATGCAACACGCTCGGGGGTCCGGCTTTTGGCGCTCAACACATTTCGCAACGGCTACAAATACGTGAACCTCTATCGAGGCACGTCAAAGAAGGAGAAGTGGCTCGTGCACATGCTGGTCGCGCAGGCATTTATTGGCTCTGCACCGGTCGGGCAAGAAGTTCGGCACCGCGACGGCGTGCGCGGGAACTGCGCGCTTACCAACCTATGTTACGGAACGCGAGTAGAGAACCAAGCAGATCGGATCGAGCATGGGACGTCTAATCAAGGCGTTAGGCATCCCCGCGCCAGGCTCGTAGAGACGCAAGTATTGGAGATTAGAAACTCCAATGAGATCGCTTCAACATTAGCAGCAAAGTATTCAGTTTCAGAGTCGCTGATCCACCAGATCAAGCGATGCCAAGTATGGCGACACATTTAACACTCAAGGAACGAACATGACAACTGACACCTTCTCCGTCGAGGAAATCGGCGCAATCGTCGGCGATATCGAGAACCCGCCCGTCGGCGGCACGAACGCAGCTGCCACCGCGCCCACTGTCGCCGCCTCCGCCAACGCACCGGCCGCGCAGCCTGCGGCAACCGTCTCGGGCCTGAAGGTCTTCGTGGATGCCGACCAGCTGAAGAAGGATCTGGCGGTCAACCCGAACGATCTGGACGACGCGGTGACCAGCCAAGCGCCGATGTTCGTGCACTACGCGCAGCAAGCCGCGTATGCGCGCCGCCAGTATGAGAAGAGCAAGCTCGCCGCTGAGATCATGGAAAGCCAGCTCGATAGCGCCTGGCGCAAGAAGCTCGCGGAAGACGGCGGCAAGGTGACCGAGAAGATGGTCGAGAACGCCGTGAAGGCCGATCCGCGCTATGCGAAGGCACACAATCAGGTGATCGAGGCCCGGGCGCTCTTTGACATCGCGAACGACGCGCGTGAAGCCTATATGCAGCGCAAGGACATGATCGTGCAGGTGTCGGTCGATCGCCGTCGCGAGCGCGAAGGGCAGATGCGCATTCTCGCGGCGAAGGAAGGCGAGAACGCAACGCAGTCGGGCCGTGAAGCCGCGCTCGCCGCAGAAGCCGCGCGCCGCCAAGCCGCCTGACAGGATCTTTTAACTTTTGCGTGGTCCGGTGAGTCACCCGTTACTATACTTAAGAGGGCAGGGTGAGACGGTGAAGCGAGAGCACACCGGATCGTCCGCAAAACCTGTGACTTACGACCTAAAAACTTCTGACTAAGGAAAACGAAACTATGTCTACTGCTCAACTGATGGAACTGCTTGCGAAGCGCAAGGCTGCAACGGGCGGCGCAAAAACGATCAAGCCGAAGGCTGGTCGCAACCGCTACCGCATCCTCCCGGGCTGGCGCACCAACGGCGACCCGACGTTCTTCCACGACTTCGGTCAGCACTTCATCAAGGACGCAGCGGGTCAGGTGAAGGCAGTCTACATCTGTGCGGACAAGACCTTCGGTCGTCCGTGCGAGGTGTGCGACGCGGTGGCACAAGGCATCGCCGCATCGACCGATGACGTGACGAAAAAGCGCATCGAGGAAGCGAAGTCGAGCGGCCGCGTGTTGCTCAACGTCCTCGAGCTCGACGGCACGCAGCCGACGGTGCCGCAGATCCTCGAAGTCGCGCCCTCGGTGTTCAACGGCAAGAAGGGCGTCGGCGGCATCATCGCGCTGTTCGACGAATGGCCCAACATGCTCGATCCGAACACCGGCCACGACATCATCGTCGAGAAGTCGGGCTCGGGCCTCGACACCGCCTACAGCGTGCAGATCGCGGGCTCCTCGAAGCCGGTCCCAGCCGAAGCGCTCACGAAGCTGGTTGACCTCGACGCCTACGTGATGCAGGAAAACGCGCAAGCGCAGCAGCGTGCACTCGCCTCGGTTCGCGCCGTCGCAGGTCTGCCTGCTCCGACGCAGACCTACGCACCGGCAGCCCTGCCGCCGGGCGCAGCGAACGCCTACACCGCGCAAGAGCCGGCACCGTGGGAAGCCGACGACACGCTCGACATCGGCTCGTTGTCGAACCCGGTAGCGGCCGCAGCAGTGGCCCAGCCGGTCGCAGCACCGGCACCGGCACCGGCGGCGCCCGCAGCAACCGTGGAAGTCGCAGCAGCGGTCGCAGCGGTTGCTACGCAGCCGGTCGCAGCAGCCGCTCCCGCAGCGGTGGCCCAGCCCGTAGCCGCAGCCGCCCCGGCAGCAGCAGGCACGGGTGACCCGGAGCTCGACGCTCTGCTCGCGGGCCTGTAATCGAAGCCTGATGTAACGACCAGCGGCGAGGCTCACCCCTCGCCGCTTTTCAATGAGAGGTTTCGATAGTGGCAAAGAACACCATCCTCGTCGACGGCAACAGCATCGGGCGAGCCTCGCACAAGGGCACCGTGCTGACCGTGGGTAGCTTCCAGACGCAAGCCATCTTCGGCTTCGTGCGCTCAATGGGCGCGCTCTACCGCGACTACCCCGCCTTCAACGCGTCGTTTGTCCTGTGGGACGGCAGGGCCGATCATCGCTATGCGATCTACCCCGACTACAAGTTGAAGCGCGCAGAGGCGATGAGCGACCCGGAAGTGAAAGCCGACAAAGAGGCATACAACGCGCAGCTGCCGTTCATCAAGAAGGCGCTCGACATGCTCGGCGTGCCGCAGATGGTCAATTCGGCGCTCGAAGCTGACGACCTCGCGGGCTACTTCGTGCCGCGTCTGACGAAGACGGGCAAGGTGCTACTCGTCACGGGCGACTCAGACTGGTGGCAGCTCGTCGGCCCTGACTGCGATTGGTTTGATCCTCGCAAAGCGGGAATGTATGTGTCGATCGCCGACTTCTTCCAGAAGACGGGCTACTTCACCCCGGACGAATACATCGAGGGCAAGGCGCTGATCGGGGATTCGACCGACGACATTCCGCCGGCCGGTGGCATCGGCAAGAAGGGCGCACCCGAATTCATGGCGCAGTTCCGCTCGATGGAGAAGTTCCGCGCGCTCTGTGACTCGGGCGAGTTCCAGCCAAAGCTCAAGAAGCACGTCGAGCTGTGGAAGGGCGAGAGCCGCCGCAACTGGGACAGGAACATGCAGCTGATGGACCTGCGCAACGCGCCCGCACCGGACCCGGCCAAGACGACGATCATCCCGGGCACGCTCAACGAGGATGGGTTTCGCGCGCTGTGTGAGCGCCTTGCATTTCGGTCGATTCTTGCGCAATGGGATCACTTCATGAACCCATTTCGCCAACGCTACGAGGCGCGTCTCGCACGCGCCGCCTGAAGGACACAGAACATGGACGACATTGTGATTGAAAAGAACGTCCCGCCGCCGAAGGCAGGACACGGTTCATGGGGCAGCGTGCTTGCCCGCATGGAGATCAACGACTCGTTCGTCGCCGACGACGAGAAGGCAGCACGCGGGGCGATTCGCGTCGCGGCCGCGCGCCAGAACATTCACCTGACGATCCGCAAAGAAGTGGACGCAGCCGGCAAACCCGTTGAAGGAAAGATGCGCGTGTGGCGCATCGCAAAGGAGCAAGCAGAATGAGCGCAGCAGACGATCTGGCAAAAGCAATCCTGGGCGCGGTGGGCGCCAACGACGACGAGCTGGAGGTGCCCGGCTACATCGACACTGGCTATGAGCCGCTGAACGAGATCTTGACCGGCGACCCGAAGAACGGCGGCATCCCGATTGGGCGCATCGTCGAAATCTTCGGCCCGTCGAGCTCCGGTAAGACGTGGCTCGCGACGCAGATCATGGTCGCCGCACAGAAGGCGGGCGGGGTGTCGATGTTCATGGACCACGAACTGACGTTCCAGCAGCCGTTTGCGGAGCGCAGCGGCCTGAACCCGCAGTTCCCGTTCTTCATTTACAAGCGCCCGCCGACGTGGGAAGAGTCCAACACGCTCGCGCTGCAAGCCGCTGAAGCGATCCGCAAGAGCAAGAAGCTCGACCCGCTGGCGCCCATCGTGTGCGTGTTCGATTCGGTCGCCGCGATGATCCCGAAGTCCGTCTGGGAGAAGGGCATCGGCGAATACTCGATGAACGACACGACGGCGCTCGCGCGGGTGTCCTCGACGACGATCAAGGCGGTCAACCAGAAGGCGGCAGAGTTCAACCTGACCATCGTCTACCTGAACCAGATCCGCACGAAACCCGGCGTGGTCTACGGTGACCCGACCACGACGCCGGGCGGCTCGTCCTTCGAGTTCTACGCGACGATGCGCCTCGCGCTCGGCAAGAAGTTCATCCGTGCGAAGGTCAACGGCAAGGACGAGATCGTCGGACAGCTGATGGGCATCGAGACGAAGAAGAACAAGCTCTCGCGGCCGCGTCAGGAAGTCGACCTGCGCCTGCAGTTCGAGGACGACGGCATGACGAAGGTGAACCTCACGCTCTCGCTGCTGGACTACGCGGTCGCCACGGGCAAGCTGAAGAAGCTCTCCACGGGCCGCATCGAGTGGGTCAATGGTTCGAGCTACCCGCCGGGCCAGCTCGCCGACATGATCGACAAGGGCGGCCTGAAGCCGGTCTTGCTGAACATTCTCTACCCGGCGCACTACCCGGCAGTCACGCCCGCTGCCGCAGCCTAAGAAATCGCCGTCCCTATACTCGAAAGCAAGTCAAACGAGTATGGGGACAAGCGATGGAACAACACGTGATCGAATTTGCGCCGCCGGCCGAAGGGCTCGACGGCGTTTTGCCATTCAACACCTTTCGCCTCGGGCGCGTGTGGCATGAGCGTCTGAAAACGGGCGACGAGGTGTTCCTCATGTGGGCGAAGAAGATGCAGGTGTTCGCCCGCGCCCGCGTCGGTGCCGTCTACAAGGGGAAGCTACGCGAGCTCGCCAATGAGCATGCGCGCTTCAACCACAACCAGCTTGCGCTGGACGTCTCAGGTGCCCCGGATCGTCTGATGGTGAACATGACGAAGCGCTACGGGCCGCACCTCATTCACGACAATAAGCTCGCAACGTGCATTTATTTACAGAGGATCGAATGATCGACATTCCAATCGAACTACCCCCACTTTGGAAAGCCTCGCGCTATGACAACGACTGTGTGCTGATCGAAGCGCCGCACGGCGCAGTCACCATCAACGTGAAGGAACGCTCCTACGTGTATGGGACCATGCGCCCGCGCCGCACGGTGCTCGGCGTGGACGTCTATCGTGGGCGCGACTGGCGCAAATACCTGTTCGAAGATGCTGTCGAATGTCTCTGGCGATATTCGGAGCTGTCGCATGGCTAAGAACGCATCGCCGGAAGAAGTTGCGCGCCACAACGACGTCACGCGCCAGGTCATCATCGGCACGCTCTGCGAGGCGGGGCTCACCTCCACCGTGTCCGTCAGACTCGCGCGGGAAATCATGGACGTTATCGCGCGTCGCGGCTACGAGCCGCAGATTCTCGGGCTGAACCAACTCAAGAACGGGAAGAGGATCTGATGGCTGAGCTGAAGGTCAAGGAGTGGAAACCGTCACCCTGCGGCAAGTATCAGTCGGCGCAGGTCAAGAAGGGCCACAACCTCTACGGCGAGATCCGCAAATACACGAACGGCATGAGCATCTACTGGGCCTTCAGGAAGCCCGACGAGGTGTTCGTGGAGCT